TTCTGTAAATTCTTGTTTTTAAAGTACGATACTGCTTCCAAATTAACCCGCACGTCAATAAATTGAACCCGTGTCATTGAATCGAAACTACTGATAGTTGTTAGGTTCATGTCATCTGGTAGATGCTCAAGAATGTCGCGAATTTCCTTCACAGTAATCATAGNGCAAAAGATTCCTTGTANAGGGTTTGGAGAAGTTCGTTAACCTTNTCTTTATTAGTTTTNACTTCAATATTNTCGACGTACTTTCGGATGATCGTCGGGGTNTCTTCAGCTTCGTCAATGACCTGATTTTCGTCATGGATGATCCGCATGGTTTCGTCGATGATCTTGATATCGAGCGCACCAGCTTCCGACAATCTGTCAAGNAGAACATCGAAAATGTATGGATTGTTCTTCNTGCGAACCATCAGCTTCAGCGCCTTNCCGTAAACCACATTGACNTCAAGGGACTGAACCTGATCAATTGTCAGGTCATCATCGTCATAATAGATTTTGTGGAACATTTGGAACGGATTTTGATAGAATTTCAACTTTCTGGTTTNAGTGTCGAAAATNTGAAATCCNCGCTTTCCGTTATAATCCGACCATGACGTTTCGCCGTATGATCCAAGATATTTAATNTTAGCATATTCAGACGGCTGATGGAAGTGTCCCGACCACACAGAATCGAAATTTGAGAAAATGGATTTGTCGAGACCATGGGTACAAAGCGAACCGGGCGTCATTTCAAAGCCGGTGATTTCAAAGTGACCAAGCAGATATGGAGCGCGGGATTCGCCGATCACCTTCAATGACTCTTCTCTGTTGTCATCAGAAATCCATGGAGATAGAAGGAAGTCGACACCGTCAACAGTGACCGTCTTTGGTCCGTCCCAATACAGGTTCAGCCGCTCATTTTGAGCATACCCGTACAGGGTTTTCAGTGCGTTGATTTGGTTTCCATTCTTGTAAAATACGTCATGGTTCCCTGCGATGATATGGGTTTCATAGTTCCCATCCATCAGGGGTCGCATGAAGAAATTGTCGAATTCGTTCGCAGTCCTGAAATTGATGAACTTGCGACGGTCGACCAGATCACCACCATGAAATACGTGGGTCACTCCTTCAGACACCAATGTCGGGAAAAAGGTTTCGGCGTAAAACTTCTTTTGATTTTCAAGGAAGTCTACGCCGTCATTTCTTGTGCCAAAAGTGCGTGTCCGAAATAATTGCGATTTTTGCCATTATACAGACCACCTCCTATTCTTTGAATGTTGATCTAAAGTGAATATATTCACCACTTTTATACCTTTCATCTTCTTTTGTTAATCTTACTGTATGACCATTTCTATTCTTTGCAACAAATGTTCCTTTAGAAGAATGAACAAATTCACCACTTGTTACCAACGGATCATATTTCGAAAGCATCCGTATTTCGCCAGTATCTTTGTTTTTATACGTAAGACTTGCCTTTATTGATAGAAGGTCAGCGAATGATCGTTCTTATCCACCCGTTTGTTCTTTCCTGTAGTTGGATCATACACAACTTTAGTTGAACAATTCTTTTCATGAACATGCGGTAGATACACGGGGTTATTTTCTTTCATCCGCTTAGAAGAGTCCGGTCTCTTCTTACCAAAGAAATGATGATTTTCGCCAGACCAAATTGGCGGAGCGCCGCCACCCGGCGTCATATTGTAACAGTTCCTATCCAAAACGTGATCTTCGGTAACAAGTTCGGATTCCCTTTTCAAGGCATCTTCTCTATTAGAGAAATATTCTAGTATCTGCCTTTCAAAATTTTCAGAACCATGCTTGTTTATTGCTCTACCTATAAACTTTCCAGAACCCAAATATCCATCGTTGATGTTATCTGTGGAGTGAACACCTATGTAATATTTACCATTCTTTAAATTTATAGTTTTGTAAACGAAGTGATACATTCAAATTCTCCCTTTCAATTATTTAGGAGAATTTGATATTACAGATACACGTTTAGTGGGTGTCGCATATGATTGCGATTTTCGTCAATTCTTACGACCCTCAAGTTCCCTTTCATATGCTGCAATGGCGATGCCACTAGCCTGATGAATTTTTACAAGGGTGTCGTAGTAAAATTGGCGACGATATACAGATTGGCTAGTATCTGTTGTGTTCCTAACCAAATCTTGAATGTTTACAGGGATCATTATAATATACTCTCTAATCAATATCCAAAACAACTTTCTTTGCAGCAGATGTTTTCTTGGATTCTTTTTTGTTCTTCATTTTCTCTTCAAAATCAGCCACAAAATCATTCATATATTCTGTGTTGATATCGAATACAACTTCATTCAAGTTACCGTCATTCACGTCGCCTGATGTGACGTTCTCAAGAAGATAATTCTCGATTGACTTGTACTTAATGTACAGTTGATATTTCTCTTTTTCAATCCGGCGCAAGAATGCATAATGGATGACTTGGGTGAAATATGCGAATGGGTTCTTACCCTTTTCAGGGTCGAAAGACTCGTAATACAGAATGCAATTTTCTAGTGCGTCATAGACCATTTCTTCGCGAAAGGTGTATGAATAGAAATTCGGCTTCTTCGAATATTTCTCTGCAATTTGAAGGAAGCATTCGCCGATATAATCGGGCAGGACCGGAAGCGGCTTACCGTTGTCGCGGGCATCCTTGAGCTTTGCTCTATGCTTAATCAACTCTTCCAAAAATCGTTGGTTGTTGATATAATGAGTTTTTCGTTTACGCTTTTTCGGTGCCATGTCAATATGGCTGGAATCGTAATCTTCAATCTTTGTGGTCATCTATCCTTTCTCATGGTTTTGTACATAATACACCGAACATATTGAAATGTCAACACAAATCGTCACCTTTGGTGACCGCTTCGCGTAAATTAAAATATCAATAATTGAAAATAGTGCTTGACAGGTCTGAAAATGTGTATATAATTAGGAATGCCTCCTATGAAATATATTATACACAGAATCGATTGTTAGATGGAATCATGAATGACCAGTTCCATGCGAAGCATCCGAGCGAAGCGAGACCCCGTTATTATTTAGTGAAGCATCTTTGACGCATTGCCATTTGTGAAAGCATTTTCAAGATCGTCGTCGCTCATGTCATCAAGGTCCATCGTATCAGATTTGCTGTTCAGAGATTCCATGAACTTGTGATAGAACGTCGTTCCTGTTTCATTGGCAAGACCAAAGAAATAGATATCCTTCAGGTCGATTGTGGACATGCGATGATTAGAATACGTAATCCAAAATCGAGCGATTGTTTCGCCGGTAGCATGGTCAACATTGACAATTACAGCATTGTTGACAAGAACACCAGTGAGTGCATCCCAATCAATTTCTTCGTTCAGGTTTGCTTCTGCAAATAGTTCTTCACCAGTCTTAAGCTTTACGTAATATACAGACGTCATTCTACTAGGTTTTCATCCTTCAATTCGATGTTTGTTATGGAATATTGGAACCCTTCTTCTGCATAAGTCTTGATGCGTTCTTTGAAGTGTCTTAGCGTATGGTTCACATAACTCTTCGTAGAGAGATTGTCGCCAATGTCGTAAAGGGTCGCCTTTGTATTACTTATACCCCTTCTTAAGACGCGCCCGATAGATTGAAGAACACGGATTTTCGCTTTCGACGGACTGGCAAAAATCAGATTGTCGAGGTTGACAATGTTGATGCCCTGACGAAAAACCCCATAGGACGCGACGATGATCACATTGTTGTTTTCTTCTGTCAGTTTTCGGACCCGTTCGCGATAATCTGTTTTGTCCTTGCCGGAAACGAATAGGACCATCTTCCCTTCCTTTTGGAGCATTTCGGCAAGCAGTTTTCCATGCTTTTCGACATATTCATAAAGGATGAGAGTGTTGCCATTCAGGTTCCATGCAAGATTTCTGATGAAACGATTTCGAGGACCATACTGGACAATATAGTCCATTTCTTCCTTATATTCCTTCTTGGTATAAATCTTTCTCCACCTTTCCGGATATTCGAGTAGGATACCACGAATTTTGAAATCAACCAAGGTTCCTTCTTCAATTAGGGTAGCCGCGTCGATGATTTTGATCGCCTTACCAAAGAGGCCCTGAAGGGTCAATTCGTTGCATTGGGTGCCATCAAGTGTTCCGGTGAACCCAAGCTTATATTCGCATTCGGTCATCTTCTCCATAATTTCTTGGAGAGATTTAGCCTTGAACGAATGACATTCATCACCGATGACAGCTTCAAATTTTGAGAACCAAGAGGCGTCAAGCTTGTAGATCGACTGCCAAGTGGAAATGACCACATCAGCATCGATATTTTTATCGACACCGGCTTCGATTTGGTGGATTTTGAATGGTGCTTCCCCGTTGTTGTAGTCGATGAAATCGCCAGTCATCTGTCGAACAAGTGACGTCGTCGGGACAACGATCAGCACTTTTTTACCGATCCGGTGAAGGTATCGACAAATGAGATAGATGATGAAGCTCTTACCAGAAGAAGTGGCGGAAAGAAGGATCGCCCGCTTGTATTTCAGAGAGTGGTAAACGGCTTCAGCCTGATAATACCGAGGCTCATATTTCGTCTGAAACAGTTCAGCAAGACCATAACCAACGTCTTCCGGCACTTTATCAAAATCGACAAGGCTTGGGTCGATATCAAGACCGTATCCAAACTTCTCTGCAAATTCCATGACATGGTTTAGAAGACCGACATAAAGCCTTCCTGTCATTTGGTTCATCAGCTTGATTTTACCGTCCCACCGACCTTGCTTATATGCAGGGGTGAATTTATATCCCGGAACAACGAACGTGAAATATTCTGACATTTCCATCCGAATGCCGGGATCGCAATTGACTTTCATAAAAACGTCGTCGATTTTGATAAGTGTGATCTTGTCCATTTCTTGTATATCAGTTAAAGCTGATTTCTCCCATCGGACCTAGTTGTCGTAGTCTATTTTTGATTTTTCGAAGTTGTTCTGTGTTATTTAGATCGGGTTTTCCGAATTCATCTTCGACTGTTTGCATATAACCCAAGGCTTTCTTGATCGTCCTGACACTAATATGAGAGAAACCGCATACATAATAGTCGTCAAAATATGCGGATAGACTTCCGGTAGACGATTTCTTGATTGTATAGTAACCTTTTTCTGTTGTGTTCTTTGCCATTACTAGTAGCCCCCGTTTTCGAATTTCTTCATGTCAACGATCAGCCTCAATTGTTGACTGCGATAATTGATCATCCCGACGATGGATTCGAGGAACTTGGCAAGCTCTTCCTGTCGACCGACTTCGATGCTTGCATTGATGACGTCATTGTCGGATTCAATGTATTTTTGAATTTCAGCCGGTCGAACCTTAACAAGGCAAGGCTTCCATCCGAGTTCCTTGAGTTCATCAGGATCAAGGATTCCCCTATAGTAATCATCCTTCAATCGGATGAGCTTCTTATAGTTTGCCTTGTATTTGATGAGTTTATTCTTTTCACGAATGAACATCGTGTAGTATTTGTTGTGGAGATATGGAATATTCGCAGCATCGCGCGAAACATTGGTGAGGTCGATAGCCCCATCCTTTCCCCATAATTCGTTTAGTTCCTCTATATTCACGATTCATCTCTCTTTTTTCTTCTTGCTTCCATCATTCTTTCTCTGACTTCCGGCGACCAAGGAACCCCCTTTTTACTTGCGGATATCTTAGCTTTAGTTTCGTCGCTAGATTTTTTACCTTTTCTGGGACTCGGTTTTCCTTTATGTGAAGCAGACATCTTAGCCCTTGCTTCATCACTCATAGTTTTTCCTGTGTGTATATCTGATAATTTTTTTCTGGTTTCTTCGCTATGAACATTGCCAGCCGAATGAGTATTTCCAATCATACGTTCTGATATTTTCGAACAATGTTCTTTTGATCGTGGCTTCTGTTTTTTACCTTTTAGAGCCGCTGATATTCTCTGACCTACAGTTTCTCTGTGATTTGGATCAGCCCACCATTGATAAGTAGTTTCGAACTGTAGGTTATAATATCGATCTTTTATTTTTACCTTATCAAACCACATTTGTTCACAAAGAAGTAGATCGGATCGATTTGTGTATATATAGCTCAATATTCGTCGTTTGAAGTCTTGTGGTCTTCGGCGAAATGCATTTCTCATTCTATTGGAAGAACAAATATACCCATCGTATTCTGTTCCCCAATGACTCCCAATGTAATACATTTTTCGTTTACGATCATACCAAATATAAACAAACCCATATTTTTCTTTCATGTATAAAATAACTCCAATTATTGTTTAGAGTTATTTATATAAATCGTGTGTTCCACAATTCATGAAGTTCTTCAATCGTCATGGTGTATCCTTTGTGGATTATAGTGTATGTATTATTTATACGATCTTTTTGTAATCAAAATAGTCGAACTGAAACGTTAGCGGTGGCATTCATGTAAGCCATAGACGTTTGAGTTGCATCAAGATCGATGCCTGTCAGCATTTTTGGAAACAGGTTCTTGAATGTGAATTGATGCAGCGGGTTCTTTTGCGAAGACATGATGATCAGAGTGGCATCTGAATAGAGACCTTCCTGACTGTTCTGCAAATTCGTGTATTGTTCAGCAGCATGCGGTGCTGCCAATCCGACCATCCATGCTATAAACTTTCAAACCAGTTTTCCATCCCGTTCATCCACCTTGAATGTCACGTTGAATTCNTCATGGGTGAGCTTGTCGCCATGATGGAAAATGTTGCCGCCAAACCGGTTAGGCTGGATTACTTCCCCAAGCTGCAATCCGGGAATGTTCGCCCGTTGAATGAAATAATTGGTTTGGGGAAGCCTACGGATAGAAAAGCTGAAATCAATTGATTGGAGAAGGTTGTCAGACACGGTTTATCCTCATGAATCTTTTCTCTATTTATATGCGGAATACGTGTTGACATATTTTCGTTTGTGGTGTATTGGTTGAATGAAATATACAAACGAGGGTTTAAAAATGACGCTTGATGAATTGAGAGATTTGGTGGATAGTGTATCGTACCTTTCCGGTGACATGAAACTTGTCCGGAGAGACAGAATCACCGGGCGACTTCTGGAATTCTCTATGGAGACTGAAACGGTTTTCGTCGACGAAAAACAGAAGATGTCAAGCGACGAAAATGATGAACAAGTATTGTTGGTTTGGAGTTGAATTTTATGACAGAACCATTGAAGCCGTCTGATGCGATTGCGGCAAAAAAGAAACAAATTCCAGAAGTGATTGAGGCATTCAACCATTTGATTGCTGAACGGATCGATGCTTCCGGTACGGCAACCGTATATCAGGAAGACGCCATAACTGAAATTATGGCTAGGGTGGAAGGATTGTCCCGTTCTGAAATATTTG